CCTGATTAATGAGCTCGAGGTCATAAACACCGCTTGTACTAACACTTGCCGTTACTTCTGATGGTAGAAAAATTCGAACAACGTTTACCTGGTCCTGAAACACCACATCCAAAGAGCCATTGGCTGTAGTTAGGTCGAGCATTTTGCTGGAGCTCTCAACCGTTCTTCTAACCTGCATTCTTGCGGTATAACCAGTGAGGTCCATAATCTCGAAAGTCTCGCCAGTTGGGTCATTTTCAAGGTCTGGTTGAAGTACGGCAAGGGTTCGTATAAACGTGGTCCCTTGCTCGCATGTCATATCGTACTTACCAGCCCTCATGGCGCGCGCTCCTAACTAACGACATAGAAATTGTAGATTAGGAACGCCGCCAAGAAAGGCAGTATTTCAAATAGCTGAAGCAGAATCCTTATTTGGACCAACATTCTTCAGACCCATGCTCATGGCGATTGATGCAGCTACAGCAACAACTCCGATTTTCACGTTTGCTACGTCGGTGAGTGCATCGAAATCAGAACCAGCAACAACCCATGCTGCGAGGTAGGCCTGAACAAATGTCTTTACGGCTCTTTCGGCAATGTCCTTAATAAACTTTGTGCTCATGTTTACTCCATTTTTTTGGTTGGGTGTTTATATATTATCACAATGATTTTTGTAAAATCACTTGATTGTGCGTCGGTGTTTAGTGATATAACATTTCAGACTTATGAAGAAACCTCAGAAGCCAACTATTGGTTTCATGACTCATGACTGGGCCTGGGGAACAGACCCACTTCAGCCGAACGGGTGTTGCTACTACAGATGCACCCTTCCTTCACATGAGCTGAATAAGCGCGGCTGGTTCACGGCTGTTGGCTTCCCTGGATTTAGCTCTGATAAAGGTTTTGGCATGGTTCTGGCTGACTCAAATTCGGTTCATGGCTGGGACATTATTGTTTTTAAACTACTCATGCAACGCGAGGTTCTTGAGAAAATGTCACTTGCTCAAGCAATGGGGCAAAAACTTGTAGTTGATGTGGATGACTGGTTCGACGGATTGTCTGAAACCAATAGAGCATTCAAAGCTACAGACCCAACAGAGAACCCAGACAATAACAGAGAAATATATGCCCAGATAATAATGCAAGCTGACGCTGTAATAACTTCAACACCATTTCTTTTTGATTACTATGGGAAAAAAAGAAACAATGTGTTTATGGTCAGGAATGGAATTGATTCCGATAGATATAAAATAAAAAATATTCGTTACCAAAAAAAACCAAATATAGGCTGGGTTGGGGCAACACACTGGCGCTCGAATGACCTTGAACAGCTTTCTGGATTTATGGGTGATTATTTAAAATCTAGGGGAACATACTTTCATCACTCTGGTCACTCACCAACCGCACCTTCTGCCCACGAACTACTTGGTATAGAAAAATCTCGATTCAAGTCAATCCCAATGGCACCAATAGGTTCTTACCCTGGACTACTAACACCAATCGATATAGGAATTATTCCATTAAATAACATTGAATTCAATCATGCTAAATCTTTTATAAAAGGTCTTGAATATGCAGCTGCTGGCGTACCTTTCGTAACTTCTTATTCTCCAGAATACGAGCTGCTTGCGTCCAAAGGGATAGGAAGATTGGCAAAAACTGACGAAGAATGGATTTACCACCTAGATGAATTGATGAATCATCAAATGAGAATTGATGAGATGCATGAAAATAGAAGATTATTAGAAAAATTTGATATGAATGCCAGAGGCGATGACTGGGATGCAACGTTCAAATTTATATTGGAGAAATTGTGATTTTAGATACAGTTTCCGTTTGTATACCATCCATCCCTACACGTTCTGATTTGTTGACCACTCGTGCATTTCCAAGCGTTTTAAAACAAACACATCCTGTATCCGAAATTTGTATTTCAGTCGACACAAAAAAAGCAGGTGCGTGGGAAAACCGAAACAATGCCATAAGGATGGCAAATAGCGAATGGATTGCTTTTTTGGACGATGACGATGAGTTTCAGCATCATCATGTTAGAACCTTGCTCACCAGGGCGAATGAGCATCAGGCGGATGTCGTGTGGGGTTGGTTTGATGTCATCGGAGGCTCTGACCCGTTCCCTATGCACAAAGGTCGTCAATGGGATGTAAATGACCCCCACATTTTTCCCATTACTTGTATTGTTCGCCGTTCATTAATTTTAGATTCAAAAGCCGTGTTTATGCCAGAAGAAAGCAATATAGGCGCTTGGGGAATTCAAGATTTTCCATTTTGGAAAAGTATTTATGATGCTGGCGGTAAATTTTTAGCAATTCCTGACACAACATGGAATTGGTATCATCACCACGCAAATACGTCCGGGTTGCCAGGTCGCTGGTAGAATGTTAATAGAATCATTAAAGCAAGGATTAAAATGTCTGAAATGACCATACTCGTCCCATCTCGTGGACGACCTGAAAACATAATTCGCTTAATAGACGCATGGGGTACGACAACCACACGCAATACGCGTCTACTTGTACTCGTTGATGATGACGACTCGAAACTTGACGACTATCTTTCTATCCCCAATATTGACATACTAGTCGGACCGCGCATCAGAATTGGCGGCACTCTTAATGTTGTTGCTCCAGAAATAGCAGCAACTTCACGAAATATTGGGTTCATGGGGGATGACCACCTGCCTCGCACTAAAGGGTGGGATGAGACTTTTATTAACGAATTAGACAGACTTAAGGTGGGGGTGGTTTACGGCAATGACCTTGCTCACGGCGTTGGGTTGGCTACGTCAGTCGCAATGACATCCAATATTGTCAACACCCTGGGGTACATATGCGTTCCGGGAAGCATCCACTTATTCTTGGACAACTTCTGGATGGAGCTTGGGCGTGGAACAAACATCACATATTTTAATGATGTGATTATTGAACACGTGCATCCTAATTTTCAAAAAGCACTTTCAGATAACACGTATACCGAAGCAAACAGCCCAGAGGTATGGGGTGCTGATGAAATAACATTTCACAATTATGTTGCCACCCAACTACAAGATGACTTACAAAAACTAAGAAACATAAAATGAGAGAAGACAGACTTTTCCCATTAGATATAATTCCTGAGTATTGCACTGCAGAATGGTATTTAGACCGGGAGATTGCGCCTCACGTTGACCAAGAAATGCACCGGCCTCGCTTGGATACCGCAGCACGATTTGCTATGTCTGTGTGGTCGTCAGACTCGACAGTTGTTGACCTGGGTGCTGGTGACGGTGGTCTTTTGTCGCTGCTAACAGAAATTCCAAAAGCTCAAAAATGGGGTTATGATTTGCAACCATCGAACGTTGCTGGAGCGGTAGATAGGAATCAAGACGTTCGTTATGGAAATGTATTTGACCCAATTGACTGGGCAGATATTGCTATTGCAACAGAAATGATTGAGCACTTAGTAGGACCACATCAGTTTGTTAATATGATTAGTCAAAAAAGCAAGTATTTAATTGCTAGTTCTCCGTGGACAGAAACAATTGATGCCCACTATGGATATCATACTTGGGCATGGGACGTCGCAGGATACGCTCGTATGCTTGAATCAAATGGATGGAAAGTTATTCGTCATGAAACGCCTGGCATGTTCCAGGTAGCACTGTGTGAGTCTTTAAACTTATGAAAATTCTTATTACCGGCAATGCTGGTTTTGTGGGGGGCTATTTTCACAAAGCGCTTGATGGTCACGATATCACGGGTGTAGATATAAAAAATGGAATAGACGCTCGTAAGTTTTTTGCAACAGACGAAACACGCTTCGACTTGGTAGTTCATTTAGCCGCGATAGTTGGAGGAAGAGCGACAATAGAAGGGGAGCCATTATCTGTAGCTGTAGACCTTGCAATTGATTCTGAATTATTCCAGTGGGCCTTAAGAACAAAACCAGGAAGAATTATTTATTATTCTTCTTCGGCTGCTTATCCAATAAAATTACAAGATTATGGTTCTACTCATCATCTCACTGAGTCGGATATTGACTTAAATAATATTCAATCCCCCGACTACACATACGGTTGGGCAAAACTCACCGGAGAGATGCTCGCTGGTTATGCAGAAAAAGAAGGACTAAGAGTCCATGTGTTCCGTCCGTTTTCTGGATACGGAGAGGACCAATCGCTGGATTACCCTTTCCCATCGTTTATTAAGCGTGGTGTTGAAAAAGCAAATCCGTTCAAGATTTGGGGTTCAGGAAATCAGGTAAGAGACTTTATACATATGGAAGATGTGGTCGCAGCAACACTGGAAGCCGTTCGACAAGACATACAAGGTCCAGTAAATTTGGGGCTTGGACGAGTTACTTCATTTAATGACTTAGCAACTTTGGTGGCAAATGAATGCGGTTACTCTCCTGAGTTTGAAAGAATAATCGGAGCACCGGAGGGCGTTCAATATCGCGTTTGCGACCCTACAAAGATGTTGTCCTTCTACACTCCGAAAATATCTCTTGAAGAAGGAATAAGCAGGTCTGTCAGTTATTTTAAAAATAATTAAAACTTTAGATTATTGTTTTAAATACTCATCTATATCTTCGCTAATCGATTTAAGCGAAAATTCAATACCGTTTCTTTGCTCTTCTGTCGGCCAACTTGATTTCTGGCCCTTTGGTGTTGGGTTTTGATTTTCCTGTGGGGTATTCACGGGGTTCCAGTCGCGTTTTCCATTTTCTTGATACTTTTCTTCAACCCAGGGAAATGGTTCTCCAATATAGTTTCTCTCTCCAAGTAAAAATCCATTCGCGTACCTTTTAACCCTAGTTCCAGTTCTATCAATAAGGAACTTTTCAAAATTGCCTCTTAATGGTGGGAAAGACTTTTTTTCTTCAGGGTTTAGAAGCTTGTAGTCAGACCACGGAACTTCCTCGTCGTGAAATGGAAGTCCATTTTCATTCAAGTCAGCCTCATGGGCTCCGGTCAGGTAATGCCACAAGGTATGCTGTTCTTGTTCTTTTGTTTTTCCGGGAATAAAATCTGGGTCATAACGATGTTTGTCGTATCTACCATTCGTGAGTTC